CCCAGTCGCGCCAGTCGCACCCAACTGACCATACATTACTTGCGTTGCAGTAATAATGACAGATGGAATTGCTGGTGCAGGAGCGAGAGCAGGAGCGTATTCAAGCGTAATTCCAAGGTTATTGGTTTGCCAGAAAAGCTCAAGATATTCGCCAGCTAGAACTTTAAGAACATAGTTTACTGTTCCAATCGCCCGTCCATCAGACCCGCCATGAGATTCTACAATACTCCACCGAGAATCGGTATCAGCGACATTCGTTCCATTTTTCTTGAGCAAGATATTTGCATCGTGGATTTGGTTATTTGAATTGTTCCACTGAACAGAAAATGTGATGGAATAGACTCCAGTGTATTGGAAGGTAATTTGACTATTGGCAACAATTGATACGCCGATAGAATCTGGATCGGTATTGTTGTAAGTAATCGGATATCCAGTATTGATGGCAGTAGCGGATTGCGGTTGAGTTGACCAGAATGATCCCCAATATCCAGAAGCTCCACCAGCACCAGTAAGACCCGTGGCCCCAATATCTCCAGTTGCTCCAGTGGCCCCTCTAACCCCAGTCAATCCCGTAGCACCAGTCGCGCCCATGGCTCCGAGATCGCCAGTAGCTCCTGTGGCTCCAACATCACCTTGGACTCCAGTTGCTCCAGTTGCTCCAATGTCACCTTGGACTCCAGTGCTACCCGTAGCACCTTCAATACCAGTGGCCCCTGTTGCGCCCGTGCTTCCTTCAAATCCTGTAGCACCAGTGCTTCCTTCTAACCCCGTGGCCCCCGTGCTTCCAGTAGCACCATCGTTTCCAGCAACCCCTGTGGCTCCCGTGGCCCCTTCGCCAGTTGCGCCAGTTGCGCCTGTGGCTCCAGTGGCTCCATCTGGGCCTGTAGCACCACCATCTGCCACTGGTGTCCATGAAGCATTTATTGATCCGGGTGTTGGAGGGTATCCGGGGTTAAGTGGGTTTCCTGTCCTGTAATAATAACCGCCTTGAAAAGTTACTGCTGCACCAAGGTTATAGGAAGCACCATTGTCATATACTGTCGCTGGCAATGTCCATGGAGTTGGCCCTTGAATGCCTGTGCTGCCAGTTGCTCCATCGTTTCCTACAACGCCAGTAGAACCAGTAGCACCATCATTTCCTGCAACTCCCGTGGCCCCAGTTGTTCCCGCTCCGATTGGCCCCGTGGCTCCCGTAGCACCCGTTGGGCCTCCAGATGGGCCTGTGGCTCCAGTTGCCCCAATTGCTGCGCTGGATTGACTTCCAGTGAAGTCAAGCTTTCCAGTAAATGGGTTAAATGTGAGTGCCATATTTTATTGTTCCTTTTTTTAAATTATTTTGTCAAGCAGTTATGTCAAGGCCAACAGGCCAAGATAAGCCCTCTTTCACTATCTGCTCTTCGCATTCTTCGTGAGTCCCTACAAATAATGTTTGAGGAGTTGCAATGGATTGGTCTGTTTGTTGGTAGAAAATAATTGTTTTATCTTCATATGCCAATTTCCATTTTCCTATAGAATCGTCGTATGACCAGCCATTTGCACTTGGAGGAATTATCATGGGACAGTCACTGAGAGGGTTGAGTTTGTTGAATTATAGGTCGCCGTTGTTCCAGCAGGGACGCCTGTCAAAGTTCCTACGCCCCAAGTGCCTGATGTTGAACCTTGAAAGAAGCGAAATGTTGTAACACCAGACGGAGGGGAAACATTGAACGAAACAGCAATGAATGAGCCAGCCGAGTTAAATGTTGCAGTCGCGGTTGACGCTCCAGTTGTTTTGAACGCTCGCAACAATCCCGTAATAATTGTTTGCCCTGTGTAGGTTAATGTTCCAGACAGAATAAGGGTTCCGTTGCCCGATTTGGTCAAGTTTCCGCCCCCTGCAATATTACCCGTAATAGTTATCGTGTTTGCTCCGAGTGTGCGAATCTGAATTGCAGTGTTTAATTGAAAATCGTTAGGTAGGGTCACATTCGCCGATGTGTCGATGCGTCCTGCGGCGTTAGAGAGAGTAAAAAGTCCCGTTCCGAAAGCATTGCTTGATGTGTATAATATCAGTCCAGCTATCCCTCCCGAAACAAACGATGTTCCTCCAGAGTAAGTATTGTTCCCACCTATTGTTAAAACTGCCGTTCCAGTTTTTCTTAATGTTCCTGATCCGCTAATTACTCCGTTGAGAGTTGATGCGCCTGTAACGGCAAGCGTTCCAGCGTTAATTTGCGTTGGCCCTGTATAATTGCAAGTTCCCGAGAGAGTTAATTGACCAGCCCCGTTCTTAACCAATCCAGTTGTGCCAGTAATCGCTTGCGAAATCGTCGTCGCCGCATAGCACATAATCTGTCGAAGAGCCGCAGTGGCAGACGCGATTGCCGTAACATTACTATTGCCAACCTTCGCTGCGCTGGAATCAGTTAAAATCATGCGACGATTATAAGTTGAGTGATTGCCTCTTGCACAACGGCATCAAATGCAAATGGCGCGGAAGGCCATGTAGAAGTGACTGCATTTGGATTGAATGCTGCGGCAACCGTAATTTCATCAAGCCATTGTCGGATCGCCGCGAGCTTCGGGGATGTTCCACCTTTGGAACGCAGTTTGCCTTCAAGGTCAAGGCAAGTGAGAAGTCGTAACGGGGTATAGTCTTGATTTTCTAGCCATTCTTCAGCCGTGTATGTGGGAGCGGAAGAGGTGATCCACTCGCCATTTCCCCATGTGCAGTTTTCGCTAGGCTTGGATGGGAGTGGGGCGTAGTCTGTGGCCTTGGGGTTTCCGTTTGCAGACCATGCGTCTATTGTTTCTTGCCCAATAGTTACGAGTTCGTTAGTTGTGAGGTTATAGTAATTAGGCATAGACTCGTGGATGGTTGGCAACGGTGGAGTTGGTGTTGGTGAGTGTCATTCCGCGAGCGAGGTCTTGGATGTCGCGTATAAGCGGGGTGTAATAAACAAGGGACTGCGAGCGCACCTTGTCGCAGGTCATTCCTTTGGCGAGGGATGCGACTTCTTCGGCGGTCAGCGAGGCTTGCCACATTCCGAGTTCGGCAAAGTCGCCTGTTGACGAGTAAGTTAAAAGTCTGCCTATTCTATATGATTCTAAACTTACATTATTTGAAGTTGTGGATGGTATTGTTCCATGAAAATTTAAAGAAAGTTGACTTCCATTTAGATAACCCTTGCACCTGTTGGCGTTTCCAGACAATGACCCATCAAAAACCATTGCAATATGATTCCATCCTGTAATGTTCTGTCCGGAATAGCCATAAGTCCCTGCTCCATTTCGAATATCAAAATAGATATTGTTATCGAAAAAATGATAAAAAACTAAAAAATGACTTGCGCTATCGGGAAAACCAAAGCTTTGAATAGTTGATCCGCTTGGTCTTCTGATCCACCCAGCCATTGAAAAATTGGATAGATTCTTTGCAACAGTCGTAGTGCCATTAATTTGCTGATTAGTTGCAAATGCCCGTGCCATATCAAGCCGCGCTCCTTACTTCGACCGCGATCAGCTCGGCATCTCCTGTCATGGTGTCGTTTGTTGCATCGCTGCCCACGCGAGAAATTCTGATGCGGTAAGGCTCACCGACTGCCACGCTGTCGATTGTGGAGAGTGAGATGCTGGTGGTGCTGGGAATGCCGCTTGTTCCGTTTGCCGTTCCATTTCCTTCTGCTGCGGTGTCGAAGCTGTCGGCATCGAGGTCGGTGTTGCCGCGCTCCAGTGCGACACGCCAGCGCACATTGCCAGTGGTGGCGGTGGTTGCCATCCAAGTGATGAGGACGCTAATTCCGCTGGCGAGGTTTGCCGCTTCTGAGATGATCGACGGGAAGATTGCGCTCTCAATGGTAGCGGCATCGAAATCAAGGACAGCTATGGAATTCCGCGTGTCGAGCGTTGCAAAAAGAGTTGCTGGCGGGTTATTATCGCGGGGAGCAAAAATAGCCAAAGTTTTTGTGCCAGAGGCTCCTGTAAGATTAGAATGAGATGTGCTGGCTTTTCCGTCAAGGGCCGTTTGAGTGGCCGTAGAAATTGGTTTATTAGCATCAGATGTGTTGTCCACATTGCCGAGACCAACATCTGTTTTATCAATAGTCACCGCACCCGTGCGAGTATTAACTGAAGTGACTCCAGCAACGCTTCCAGTAATGTCACCTAATGTTGCAAGCGTCCCAGATGCACTAGGGAGCGTAAAAGTCTTTGTAGCACCTCCTGCCGTTATGGTGAGGTTGCTGTTGTTTTGCAGTTCTAAAACCTGACTGCTATCAGGAGAATAAAGTTCATCGTGAGAATGCACTAACATTCCGCCAATTTCTTGGATTGCACCAGTCGATGGATGTTTTGCGTAGAGCTTTTTATCTGCGTGATTTATACAAATCTCACCAGATGCAAGGTCTGTTCCCGTGGGAACCCGTGCAGCAATTGTGCTTTTTTTAGGAACTATGATTGGATTAGCCATTATAGAATGGTGCCTCCAGAGGGATAGAACCTCTGGAGGTCTTTGTTATTTTTTATTAGTAAGTTCCACCATCAATGGTGGTTTCGAGCGCAGTAACACGAGTGCTAAGAGCGGATTCAGCAGCAAGAGCGCGAGCCTCTTCAGCATCCACATCAGCAATACGGGCAGAAACTTCAGCAGTCAAATCACTCGTAAGCGTAGCTTCAGCAGCAGTAGCGCGAGTTACTTCAGCAGACAGATCGCTAGTAAGCGTTGCTTCTGCACCAGTTGCTCGGGTAACTTCTGCGGCTAGATCGCTTGTCAAGGTAGAATCAGCCGATTGACGAGCAGAAACTTCTGCGGCCAAAGCAGCGTCATTGCTAATGACATAACCAGCGAAAGCCGAGTCGTTTGCGGTATCAATAGAATTGATAAGCGAGACGATTTCAGCGAAGCTATCTTTATCAGCGTCAGAGGCAGAAAGGATTGCGTCAACGCGACCTTTTTCAGTAGCGATTTTTGCATCCAAAGCCGAATCAGCACTGGTGCGGTTGCTCGTCTCAGTAGAGAGATCAGAAGCAATAACGCCTTCAGCGGCAGTTGCGCGAGAAACTTCGGTAGCGAGATCGCTGGTCAATGCGCTGTCAGCAGCGATACGAGCAGCTTCTTCAGCCGCGATAGCCGCAGTAAGAGCGGTATTTGCGGTAGAGACAGCAGCGTCAGCATAAGTCTTGGTAGCGAATGTGCCTTCGCCGCCAACGACGAGAACCGATCCGTCAGCTTTACCAACGAAGAGGTTTTTATTTGTGAGGTCGATTGCCAACTCTCCAGAAGAAAGACTTGCTGGAGCGGAAGAACCGCGTTTAATGCGAATGATTGGGTTTGCCATAGTTTTTTATTATTTTTTGTTTTTGTTTTTGTTTTTGTTTTTGTTTTTCTGGTTATTCAGAAATTTTTAAGGTGATTCACTATATTCTCCAGCATCTATTTCAGCTACATTTGTAAGTTCACCACTTTGTATTTGTGCAACTTCATTTCCATTTGGCAATGTTCCGTCTTCACTAATTGTGAGCGAGGAACTGGGGCTAAAATCTAGCTTGCCTGTAAATGGATTGAATTTAACTGCCATATCATGCTATGCTTACCATTACAAGATTTGCATCATTTGCAGTAGGCGGTTGCACAGAATATGTCAATGTAAGTGTAGCAACAACAACAGATGCTTTACTATAAACTACAGTAGCAATATTATTAGTTGAACCATAGTAAGTCAAAGCAAGCTCATCATATTCTGGAATTTGAAAACCTTGCAGGTTAGCAATTGCTGTTGAAACTCCATTTATACCATCGAGAACAAGATGGCGATACTTTGCAGTATCAAGAATCGAGGGGATATTTTCCATAATTTTAATTTGTAAGCTGATGGGGCGGCAGAGTCAAATAATAACTCTGCCGCCAATATCAACCTACACGATTACAGACCAGTCGAGGAAGTCGAGCAGGGAAGCGGATTGCCATCAAATGGGCAACGCTTGTAAACCACAGCGCAAACGTTCTGCGGACGAATCGGTTGGATAGCACGGCTAATTTGGTAGATGTGCTGACCGAAATCACCATAGAGGTTACAATCGTTGTCGCGGAAGTAAGTCCACTCAAGTTCACCCATGGCGAGCTGAGGAGCGAACTTGAAGGTTCCCTCACCAACATACTGCTCAGGAATGAGACGCTTGAAGGCTTCACCAGCGATAACGAACATAACTTCGTAAGGAGCGGAAACCCAAGCCGGATTGCGGCGTTGAGCGAAACCGTTCGTCACGGCAGTCGAAACGATTGGGTTGACCAGAACGAGGTTGCCAGAACCATCGAAGCCAGTAGCGCGGAGAGGCTGTTGGTCGATACCAAAAGCGAAACCACGATAGCCCATGAACTGATAACCAGCAATGGCCTCTTCACCCATCTTGAAGCTACCAGCGGTAAGATAGAGGAGGTCTTCTTTGACATCAGCGTCATTACGGAAGTTCTCGATCTGATCGGCAGAAGCAAGCACTTGGAAGAACTCGCCGTCTTTCGTAGCGAAAGGCTCGGCAAGCATCTCTTCACGAAGGAAAGTGCCAATGCGATAGAGGGTCTTGAAGTTCATTGGCGCATCGGGGAGGATAGCCGCGAACTGGGTATTGATCTGCTGCATGTCACCAGTGAGGTTAGCAGAGAACGATTGGGTGCTGTTCACGACATACTTAACACCAGACTGAATCAGGTATTGGTAGCGGATGTCAGCATTGATGATCTGAAGGATCGTCTTCTCAAGCGAAACTTGCGCTTGGAGATAGCTACCCTTGAATGCGGTGCGAGCTTGCTTGACGCAAACACGGGGGCCAGCACCACGAAGGGTTTGGAGTTGGAATTGATACTCAGTCGAACCAACTTGATCAGGAGTAGCACCAACACCGCAAAGGGTGGTGTCATTCACAAAGGTTGGGGAAGCGAGCGAAGCGGCTGGAACAGCCATTTCCTCAACAACGCTACGAACAACGTCCGAAACGTTAGGGAGAGTTCCACCATCAATCGAGTTGATGTAAGGAGATTTGCGAGCAAGCACACGGCCAATCTGACCGATGATGCGGTTTACGTCTTTGGAAGCGAAGTCTTGAATCGCGGCCAATGGGATACAATCGTTAGGCATAATTTTAGTTTTCTAGTTTAGTTTTTGTTTTTGTTTTTGGGTTTTGTTCTGCTTGAACTACCCTCCGTTTAGAAAACTTTGGGCGACATTCAAGTTTGCAATAGTATCATTTCGGTGATTCCACCTAAATGATCGTCATGCTCTTTTTCTTGTTTGGTCGCCCCGGAACGCTGGGCTTATTATTGCGTCCTGTTTTGTGGTTTCTGTGAATACCACGGATTCACTGCTATACGGAAACAGCTCGCCGAGATGAAGCGCATATATCTTATTTTTAAAAATCAGTCAAAAGGTTTTTTGAAAAAATATAAAAAATATTTTGACATTGGAAAAAAAAGAATTATTTTGATTGCATTCTGATTTGAATTGACGAGAATTCAAAGCACGACTTTCCCTCAAAGGATACCCGTCTTGATACTCGTCTATCAAGGCGGGTTTTTCTTTGCGTATGAAGCTGAAAAGCAGTTCCCGACAAAGAGCCTGAAAAAGAATGAGCGTAGCACGGCAAGGTTCTATCCCTTGACTACGGAACAAACCTGAAAAGGACTCCCGTGTGAAGGAGTGGGGTTGGGAGGGTTAAAAGACTACCAACTTAATACGCCAAGTCGAAAGATTTGGACTGCGGATCAAACTGGCTCTCACCGAAAGGTGTAAACGAAGTAAGGCTAGGTTAAGGACGACCACTGGCCGAGTGATCTAAAAATGCAAACGAACGGCTCCATGCGAGGAAGTAAGTTGCAAAAGCAGTTTCTGGTTATAGGAACTGCTATGCCCGAAGCTCACCATCTAGGAAGTATAATTGCAATACTTATCAAAAATGATAAGCAAATCTAGCGAATGTTAAAAAAACGAAGAAATATTTTTAACGCTTCTTAAGAACAAATTCAATGAATGCTTCTACTCGATTTTCGTATGGATATGTCTGATCTACGCGAGTTCCAATTTGATAATTATAGTTTGTGTCGATTAGGTCGCAGTAGATTAAATCGCAATTAAAGTTTGCTAACCACTCTGGCAAACAAATGTGGGTTGGTGCAGGAGATCCAGCTTGCCAAAGTGACCAAGTTGACTTGTGGTCTGGGTTAAATCTGCTAGGCCAAATCATACCTTCGTAAAGTTCCCAAGATGGAATAGAGACAACAGCATAACCTCCCTTGCGTAGAACCTTCAGCCAAGAATTAAGAGCGGCTTTAGGATCGTGCATATGCTCCAAGCATTGAGAAGCATGAATATAGTCAAAAGATTCTTTTGGGAAATATTTATCAAGATGATTTGCATCTCCGTCTTCCATATCAAATCCAATGACTCCATCGACTTTGATTATATCATCTCCTGCTCCAATGTCGATTCCTTCGCCTTTGAATATCTTAGAAAAAAGTAGTCGTTTTTCTGACGAAAGCCTGCGCTCCATTGCCTTGCTAGATTCTTTCATTTTAGTATGTCATTAATAATTTTAATATCATCTAGCCAATAATGCGCCGCGTTATAGCTCACAATGCTATCTGGAACATCCAAACAAGTCTCTTGGATCAATGGATGGTGCAATCCAGCCGCAATCCAGAATGGAGATGATTGATTCCCAATGAACATATCGCTTCCAGCAATAGCCTGAGCTATTTCTAGGCAATTATTTGTGAGAAATCTGTCAACTTTCCCGAAATTCTGGACAAAATTGCCATATTCGTCATGCACTCCGATAAAAACAACACGATCACGGATTTTATCAATAAGTTCCCGCCATGGGAACAAATCATTGCGATAGCGAGTTGACCTACAACATACAATTTTCCCTTGTAAGTTCAAATCAGGCTTAACTTCAAGCCATTTTTCTATGCAAGGAGAAATTCCAAGCTCCATAGCCTGCATTTCGATAATTGTTCCTTTTCCCCAATGTTTCCTGAATCCAGTAACATCGAAATCTATGTTTGTTGGATGTTTCTCGAAAGAAACGCCAGAAATGTAGTCTTGGCACTCCAATAATGGCTTTAAGGACTCATATTTGAACCCCTCCATCATTAATTGTGGAGTTTTATTGTGGTCTGTGATTACAAAGTGACCACCACCTAGCTTCCTCATCAATGGAAGAAATGCTATGATGTCTCCGATGTGACCAGAATGTAAAAACCTTTTCACGCTAGAGACTGCATTACTTCAGACTTCTTCTTTTTTGCTGTAGTCTGGCAATGTTTGACTAATTTGTTAGACAAATCCTTGTCGTCGGAATTTACCATGTCTTTTTCCGTCAAATTAAAGATTTCTGCGGAGATAAATTTCATAATCGCCGCAGAACACATATCGCGTGTTGCATAAAACAAGTATGCTGGCTTTCCGCACACATAAAGAGACTGCTTTTTCTCAATCTCATCAGCTTTATCTTGAGAAAAATCAAGATTGAATGCATCGTAATCACTCATCCATCCACCACCAGCAGCATGAAGCGCACACCAACGAGTAAATCGAGCCATAAGCCAGTCCAACTCATTCCTACGCTCTGCTGGAAGGCTACTAGATGCATTTATCATCTTAGATGCAAGCTTATTGTATAGGTGAGATCCTTGCGCGTGGGAGCGATTGAGCATGACTGACTTCCAACCCATCTTTTCCCATGAGGTTTTCCACCAATTAGCGCAAGCAAATTCCTCATTTTGATTTGCAGTTTGAATGCTAGTGTAAAATGCGTAAATATTTTTCATTTTCAATAAACCTTGTAACCCACGTGGAAGACTGGAAGACCAAGATCAATATATGGTTGGTGTCCAGATTCTTTTGCTCGCTTGCAGAATGATACGTCCTCACCAGTTGCAGAGTTAATCGGATGGAAGTAGTCAAATTCGCCATTTGCGATTGGCGAATTTAGTTCTGGATACTTTTCTTTGATGTCTTGGAAGACTTTTCGGTGAACAAGCATACATCCAGTAGCCACCCAATCAACGGGAGCTACCTCATCTTGGTATGCGCGAGCCTTTGGCTCAAGTGAGCGATCAGAACACATCAATGGCGCTCCTTCTTGACGACCAAAGTATGCTCCTCCAATTAGCGTTTTATTTGCTCCAATAAGCCTCTGTAGTGCGTGACGCTGCAATGGGGCATCACTCATATTCCTAGCACTAGGAACAGTAGATTTCATCCAATTTGGACGACCAATACACGGAATAATGTCATCATCAATCATCAATAGCCACTTCGCATCAGTTTCTAGGAACTTTTGTGCAATTTTATTGCGAGAATGATAGATCATGGCATCACCAATCGACATATCAAATCGGATTTTATCTTTTCCAAAGTCCAATGCCATTGCGATAAGAGCAAATGCAGTAACTGGGTTGGTTGTTTTGTAGCATGGGAATCCAACAAAAATGTCTCTGCCTGCAAACTCACAACGATATGAAGGCATTCCATCTTGATTGCGAGATTCAATAATAGGATTATTGTATTCCTCTACCTTTTCCACATCTTGCTTTGGCTTACGACCACGCTTTTGCACTTTTGGTTCTTCTTTTACTTCTTGCTTCTTAACTTCTGGCTTTTTCATTTCTTGTGGATCGTCATAGTGAGAGAAATCGCGCTTTGGCCCTTTAGGGATATGTTGATTTAAAGGCTGAGTTTTCCGTCCCGGCCTAGAGAATGGATCAGCCGAATCTAGCGCGTTCATTGTGATTTTCTCGTCTGGAGATACTTTTGTTTCCATATTTATTTATACAAAGTTTATGACGTTTATAATTTATTACTAACTTTTGTAATTTTAATATAAATGCCCCCGACAGGATTTGAACCTATAACCAATCGGTTATGAGCCGACTGCTCTAACCATTGAGCTACAAGGGCAAATGTATCATTAAAGGATACTATCCACCAAGAGCTTCATCCAATCCAAGGTCAATAGCGTCAGAAGCATTCATCTTAATTCGATCACTCATGCTGTTTGTTTTATTTGCAGATTGAGTAGAAACGGATTGTTTCGGAAGCTTGCTTGACGACTTCAAGGAGTTATTCTCAGAAGTCAACTTCTTGACTTGATCCAAAAGCGCACTCTTTTGAGCCTGTTCAGTCCGCAACTGATCTGAAAGAACATGGCTAAACACAGCGGCAGCGGCAACATTTGCTCGATCTTTAGATGTAGTAGGCCAAAGGGCAGACTCAAACTTTCCAGCTAGATCTGCAACGCGAGAATTGTGATTTTGAATCTGTTGAATTTGATCTGGCGTTGCACCTTCAGGAATTTCAGCATACCTAGCCCAAGGAAGCTCCTTCGTAAGCGTATCAATTTCTTGATCAATTTCAGTCACAGTTTTCTCATACCATTGACCCTTCTCCATCTCACGTTCTTGGAGAATCTTTTCCGCATTCTCGGCGGCATATTGAATCTCGCCTTCTTGCTTGTCTCGCAGGTCTGCTACATCAACAAGATTGCGCTTTAGCTTCTCAACATCAGTAAATGGAATGTTATCGAATGCTGGATTCTTCCAGAACGCATCATTGATCTTATCTGGGCCACCACTTTTTTCAATACTGGTAATGACATCCTCTGAAGCCCCATGCTTACGAAGAATGCCATAGATGTTCTGCTTGGCAGATTCAATCGGGCGAGAATATTTCGACTGGAACTCAGGATCGTTCTTGATGTCGAAAATCTGACGGAACTTCTTTAGTTCCTCGTAGTCTTGCGGGACGGCTTGCGGCCTTTGCTCAAAGTCTTGGAGCTTTTGACGGAGGGTTTCCGCTTCTTCAGCTTGCTTTTTGTAGGAGCTTGCAGTTTCTTGGAGTTTGCGCCAGTTGCTTTGGTTTTTTTCTGAAAGATTTCTGGGTTGCTCAATAGCTGCGATTTCAGGGTCAATTTCTGCCCGTTGCTCTTGTTGCTGTTGGCTAGGATCAACTTGACTCGCGCTAGTTGCTTGTTGACTTTCGGTTTCCAGAACAGGTTCCACATTATCTTGAGATAGATTTTGTTCAGGAATATCACTATTGCTTGTTTCAATTTCATTACTTGGTTCTTCTTGTTGTTTAATTACCTCATCAAGCAAATTATCAATTTGCTGTTCGGTAGAGTCATCAATCTTGTCCGAATCAAGACTTGGGTTTCCAAAGCCAGTAACGTCTGGCTCCACGATGTTTTCTGTTTCTGTCATATTTTATTTATATCTAATTATACCAAGTTATACGCTAAACTTGATATAAGTTGTTTATGCTTTATAGCGTATTTATTTCATTGATTTCGCGCCTTTGCAACGCCATTTTTTGCGACTCAAATTATTTGGACTATTTGGATCATTGCGCTTTTTCTTTGCTAAACGCTTTTTGATTCCAAGACTGCGAGCGCAGTATGAATCACCCTTAGATGTCCCCGGACGAATCCTGTCTCCGCCATCAGCAGCTTTCCCAGCCTGACCATACTTAACTGTGCGAGTGCGGCCAGTAGATTTGTTGGTAACAATCTTGGTAAAGCGTTTTTTAAGCGTTGCCATAATTACATCGTTGTGAAATTGCCATTAGAACTATCATCTGCACCTTCATTGAAAGAAATCATATCATCTATTTCTTTCAAAACTTTCTCGAATCCTTCTTTGTATTTTGCTTGCAATGCAACTTCTTCAATTGTTTTACCATCGCAAGTGGGGATTCGTGATTGCAGGTATGCCTTTAGCTTAAAGCCACTTTTTTGCAAGTAATCACGGAACTTGGCAGAGTCTTCCGACTTCCAATTCATATATTATTTATTTTGTTCTTGAACTGCTGGGGCAGATGTATCGCGCCCAAACAAATTGGGGCTAATCATCTTTGATGCTTGAGATTTCAAATCACCATACATCCCTTGAGCGGCATTCAGATAATTCTTCAAAGACTCGTCTGGCGATCCACTCATTCCCTGCTTATCAAGCTGAGAGTAAGTAGCGGCTTCAGTTGGAGACATAGGCTTTGCTTCGCCAGCACCAATTTTCATTTGGTTCTCGCGGTATGTCTTCATTGCATCAGTTTGTCCACCCATAGTTTTTTAATTTATATTCTGTTTTATTATTTATGCAAATGTTTTATCCAGCAGTTGGAGGTTTAGGAGGATTGGCAACATCATTAACCATTCCAAACTGAGTTGGAATTTCTTCTGCTGCATTTCCTGCTTCGCGTGATTGACCAAGGCTAACTCGTCCAGCTCGCTGTCCACCCATTGCTGGAGGAGCGGCTGCGGGTTGCAATGAAGGATGAATCGGAGTTCCTTGACCAGCGGTAAGGTGCATGAATGCCTTTTCAGCAGATGCGCGGAACTCAGACAATTGCTCTCTGCTTGCGCCCTTAGCTTCCGCTTGCATGACGTGTCCCATGAAATGCTCAATGGCCTTACTTAGCGGCTGAACCATCTCTGGCGGCAATGAACCAGCAGGAGCGTTTTCAATAAGTGGCATTAACTTCTGCGACATCACGCCCAAGTGAACCATGTCATTGTCGCGTGGCGATACAGGAACCTCTTGACCAGCGATGATAGATTGAAGCTCAATAATCTGCTGACGAGTTGCCTCGATTGCCAGAGATTCAACTTGTTCTTTAGGTAGAATCACCGAATTTGCAATGCTCTCGCCAAGCTTGCGGCTCCATAAGAAGAATATCAGAAGGAGGAAGATTACGCTCAAGCATGTTCAGAACGCAAGAAATCGCATCCTCATCCAAATGCTCTGGGACTTGGAATGGAACCATGAAAGAAGGAAGCTCCATTACGCTACGATCAAATGCGTCAACAACATCAGCCCTAGCCCAAACTGCGTTAGGAACCATTTGTCGAGCAATGTCAAGTTTCGTCTTCAGCTCTGATGCGGCCTTAATATGCTCTGGATGGCAGATGCCCCGCTGCATACGCTCAACCGCATTGCTATATTGTTTCGTGAACCGCATCAAAATTCCTTCACGGATTTGATTCTCGATAGCGGCAACACGATTAATTTCAGATGCAGTAACCTTCTGGTCGCGCATTCCCAATGCAGAGCTAGGAAGGAATGTGCCAATCTGAATTTCAGCAAGTCCAGAAATGAAACGATCCAACGTCAAGAAGTCATCGACATTCGCTGGCATATTCTGCGGAATGACTTCATATCCTTCCGCGATATAGGCGACAGGATGATGGACAGTAAGTGGCGTTGCTCCAGCCTTTGCATTTGGCCCTTTCTTGAGCAGAAGCATTCCAGACAAGTAGGAATTATCCACAACAAGGTTACGGGCCTTCTCAACAGCAATATGGGTGTTGTAAAGATCACGGCCAGCACCGCGAGACGACATCAACGCACCGCTTCCAATCTCCACACTAAACAATGCCAAGCATTCACTCATGCGGGTATATCGGTCAAGCTGAGTGCAAATCTCATCTCCGCTCTTATCATCAAACAAGAATCGACTTATTTTGCCATTAGGCTCACGAACAAGAAGCTCACCAAGTTCTACATATTTTGCGTCATTCTCGTAGCTGGCTCCGTAACTTCCTTCACGAATCCAATCCTCATATCGGCGAGCATCATCGTCAGAATCAAGGGTGCGTCCAGCAGGGATCGCATTGTTAATTGCCTTGATAAGATTCTTAATGTGCCATCCCGCCATTGCTGACATCTGCGGATCTTCCAATACTGGCAAAAGCTCTGCGATCTGATAGCGGCGTTTGCGTCCCCAAATAGGAGTTGAGTCTGTTTCCTGCGGTGTTTCGATAGAGAAAAATGTGTAATCTTGGCGAAGGAAATCTGGCTTCCAATCACGAAGGTCGTCCCAGCAAAGACCACAGAAACCGAATGTAGTATTTTCGTGGACTACCTGAGAAATGATGTCGTCATTTCCCTTCCAACCACGGATACATTTCGTAATCTCTTCGCGGAAAATTTTAGTTTTATTTTCCGTATCTACACCTTCGATTGGATACTTGGTATAAGTAAGGGTAGGAGCCTGCTCGATTACCTGCTTGAATGGAGGCTGAATACGGCTAACCATCGTGGACAGGAACCCTGTAGGACGATTGCTACGCCAATTCTGCCCCATGCTCTCAAGCTTCTTTGCGCTATATGGAGGCTCATTATTTAGCTTTTTCTGAATTAGCTGATTCTTGCGATTGCGCTCAACATTCTGTTGTTTCAAGCGACGATATGCAGAATGTGCTTGCGCTGTGTCCTTAAATGTCCGCCTTACCTTGAGCGTCTTCGGATCAACAGTATCTCCATTGCTAGTTGGAGAACGATCCTCCATCTCAATATTAAGCGTCCTCGGTTTCGTCTGGTTATCAGTAATACGAGGAGCCTTGTTAGCGTATATGTCGGTAACAAAAGCGGGTAGCGGTTTTAAAACATCTGCCATAATTATTTATTATTGTTCAACCAGCAAGTGTTTGGCAAATCATTTGATTCAGCCAATTTTTCTTTGTCAAAGAAAATCGCAGTTCGGTTATCATGCCTTAATAGTTTGCATCCACCTAAAACTGCTGAAGATTTTGTGTCTCTTGCATTACGAATACTTGCACATATACGATCTGTTGCTGCAATGCAAGAAGAACATCCACCGCGCCAATTAACATTGTTAGAACAATCCCTGCATATTTTAGCTCGCTCTTCTGCTATTTCATCACTAATGAGTTGATTGCGCTCAGTAGAGTAAAGAATATTTCTAGCCCAAGTAGAAATATCATTCATCAACTCTGTTCTAGCTGTAGGACTCGTTACACTCGTTACAACAACCATGTCAACGCCATGGCAAAAGTGAGGCCAATTACCACAGATATAGTTAGTTACATCACCCTCTACATCTCCAACTGGAATGTAGTTCTCTGCACGATAATTCGTTACATTTTCGAGTAGGTTTTTATAACTACTGCCAGTAATCTTAACATCACTTTCCATGTAGTGATGTCCGCCCGGAGGAATAATTCCATTAATTGGCTTAGGCATAGTTATTCAGAAAAATCAACATATTCCATTTTTTCGATACCCTGCAAGGCTTTTGTTCGTTGTGGCAATTCTGGTTTTGCATCATTCATAGTCGCAATTGCGCCTCCCCGTTGTCTCAAGAGAAACACTAATAATGATAGAGAATCCAATGCGTCTGGGGAATGTTGCCTTGTGCGCTTGCAGTAGTCGCCCTTGCTCTCCACGCGAACCAAGCCTTGGCCTTTTTGCTTGTATCGGCGAGCGGTTGCCTGCCTGACAAGTTCCTCGCTTCGGAACCCCGGCGATATTTTCAGATACTCAAACTCCAGATATTTCGCCAATCCGAAAATCAATTCCGTCACAACCCCAGAATAAAGCTGAGATGCTGGCAACGAATCATCACCAAGAATGTGAGT